TACTCGCCGGATGCGGTCACGGCAATATCCTGGCTGCCGCCTTCCGGCTTGATAGTCACCTCCGTCGGATCGGCGGACAATGTCTTCTCCGCAGGCTTGAATACCGGGGACTTGCGGGTATCCAGAACCACGAACTCCTCGCCGAATGCGATATTCGTATCCGCCTTCATCAGAAGCTTGAAAAAATAAAGTTCGCTGGAGTTCATCCACTTGTCGATCTGAATTACCTCCTCGTCATCCTGGAGGTTCACACCGGCGAACAGGTTGCCGTCAGCTGACGGGGAACAGATGGTGGCCACAATCAGGTCATCGGGCCAGGAGTTCAGCGTCTCGATGGTGATGCCTTTGTAACGCTTCTTGTTCAGGTCGGTCTCGCTCGCATTCTTGTATTCGCGTTCGGTCAGTTCGTTGTCATACTTGTCGAAGTCATCGATACTCATCAGGATACGCAGGTTCGGATTCTCACGCAACGCTTTGGGGACAGCTGCACGTACCGCCTTCAGTTTGGCAAGCATGCTGGACGTGTCGGAAGGTGCGGACACGACAACAACCTCCGTATCCTTGGCTGCCTGTGTCAGGATGCCGTCAAAAAGGTGGTCGTCATCATCGCCGAACTCACCGTTGATATAATGCCATCCGAGCTCGAACTTCACACTTTTGCTGAGTTCGTCAAGCAGAGTGTTCTGCGCTTCAGGCGGAAGCTCGGAGAACACGAGGTTGCCCTTCGGTTGCCACTTGCGCCAGATATGTTCGAACGCGCGCGGGTTGAAGGTGGTGAACGCCATGAAGTCCTCGGGGTCAAGGGATTTCTCCGAATAGTTGAAATTACCTTTCGAGTCCTCCAGTGTAGGGTTCTCCTTACGTTTCTGCAACATCCTGCCGGTCTTGATACGCGGCAGACTGATTTTCTTCTCCACTCCGGGAATAACCATGATCAGTCCTTTTTCGACAAGGTCATTTCCGGTGGTGGCAAGGGTCAGGATCTTTTCCAGCACCTCGCCGTTGTAATTGGTGTTTCTTACTACTATTGCCATAGTCCGGTTCTATTATTTACGGTTCAACTTTTCCTGAATTTCACGCATGCGCTTGTTCCACGGGCCCTCATTGTCCGGTTCCGTGCGCACATCAGTCATGACCCTGCGTTTGGGAGAGAGCCTCTCCAGGGCCTTTTCACCGTTTTCACGATCCTTCGCCAGCAGGTTCTCATAAATCGGGCGGGTGGAGGCATCAATACGCCCGTCCTTCTCGGCGGCGTCCAGCAGCTGCTTGCGCGCGGCGGCATCATCCGCCTCCGCTTTGTCCTGGAACACCTTCAGCTCACCCTTAAGGCGGTCGACTTCCGCATTCAGGGAGGGCACTTTGCCGGCTTCCGTCTCCAGAAGCCCGATTTCACGGAGGAAATCATCGTCCGTCGCACAATTCGTGAAGCGAGGACGTTTCTTGAGTTCGTCTAAATTCATGTCATTCTCGTTTTGTGGCTGTTGCAGCCGGTTATTGAATATTTGGAATACCTGTTCGGGAGTACTGTCCTCAGGCACCGGGTCAGCGTCATAAATACCGTCAATAAGCCCAAGCGCCAGCGCTTCATCGGCACGAAGCCAGTGATCCCTGCCGTCAAAATACATCGCGCGGATTTCATCCCTGGCCTTACCCATACGGGTGGCATACATCTCACAAAGGGTATCCTCAAGCGCCTCGATCTCACGGATGCAGTTCTTCATCTCATCCTTGTTGCCGTAACAGCCGCCCTGAACACTGTGAAGCATCAGACGGGCGTAACGGCTCATCTGCACGGGCTTGCCGCAAAGGGCGATAACGGAGGCCATGCTGGCGGCGATTCCGTCCACGTAAATGGTAATGTCGGCCTTGCTGTTCTTCAAGGCATTGAAAATGGCGATGCCCGAATAAACCTCGCCGCCGTTGCTGTTGATGCGCACGTCCACCTTCCCGGTCAGGGCTTCCGCTTCCAGAAGCTCACGGGCGATATCACCGCTGCGCACACCATCACCATACTCGCCGATGTCACCATAAAGAAGGATGCAGCAGGCATCGGTCCCGGGTATCATATTGAAAAATCTACTCATGTCACTATCGTTTTGGCAGGTCCTTCCCTGCAAAGTTTACGGTGCGAAATTAGGGGGATTAAAAGCCTTTTTCAAACCGCGTTTTCATCATGGAGACTTTAAAGGATTGCCATGACGCTTTAAAATGTCATCATGCGGAGCGTATTTTTTTTCGCTCCTTTTCCTTATCAATTTTGCACGTAAAAAAGGAGGTAACATGGCCGAACTTACAAACGAGCAGAAAAAGGCATGGGCGAAAACGCTCTATACCCGAGAGACGCTCACGCAGGCGGAAATAGCCGAGCGTGTGGGGGTCTCGCGGGTGACGGTGAACAACTGGATAGGCAAAGGAAACTGGGAGCAGCTGAAGGCTTCCATAACCATCACACGGGAGGAGCAGCTGAAGAACCTGTACCGGCAGCTGGCGGAACTCAACAACGCCATCATGGGAAAACCGGAAGGGGAACGGTTCCCGAACGCCGCGGAAGCGGACACCATTTCCAAGCTGTCGAACGCCATCAAGAAACTGGAAACAGAAGTGGGGCTGGCGGACATCATCTCCGTGTTCTCCGACCTGCTCAAATGGGTGCGGACCTACGATTCCACGCAGGCGAAGGAGATCACCCCGCTTCTGGACGCGTTTGTCAAATCAAAATTATCCTGACATGGCAAAAAAAAGACTCACAACACAGGACAGGCTCGCGCTGGACAACTGGAACGAGCTGGTGGCATCCGTGCGAGAACATTCGGACATCAACCCCACGGACACGGAAACGGAAATCAGACAGAGGCGGGAAAGGCTGGAGAAGAACGACGAGGAGTGGTTCAAATACTACTTCGCCATGTATTGCACCTGCGAGTCCGCCGCCTTCCACAAGAAAGCCACCGGGCGGCTGATGAGGAACAGCCGCTGGTACGAGGTAAGGGCCTGGTCACGCGAGCTGGCGAAATCCGCACGCTCCATGATGGAGATATCCAAACTGGCACTGACAAAAAAGATACGCAACGTGCTGCTGATCTCCAACTCGGCAGACAATGCGGAAAGGCTACTGCTGCCGTTCATGGCGAACTTCGAAGAGAACCAGCGGATCATACAGGACTACGGACAGCAGAAAAAACCGGGAGCGTGGGAAACCGGGGAATTCACCTGCATGTGCGGGTGCTCCTTCCGCGCCATCGGAGCCGGGCAGTCACCGCGCGGTACGCGTAACAAGAACTTCCGCCCGGACTTCATCCTGGTGGACGATATAGACACCGACGAGGAGTGCCGGAATCCGGAACGAATCAAAACCAAATGGAAATGGCTCGAGGAGGCACTGATACCGACCATGTCCGTATCGGGAAACTACCGCATCCTGTTCAACGGGAACATCATCGCGCCGGACTGCTGCATCAAAAGGGCCATCGAAAAGGCCACCGAACTGAAGGCGAAAGGAATCGGGCACGTGGATATCATCAACATCCGGGGAAAGGACGGGCTGTCCGTATGGCCCGAAAAGAACTCCGAGGAGGATATAGACCTCTTCCTTTCACTGGTGAGCGCGGCGGCGGCACAGAAAGAGTTCTTCAACAACCCGGTAGTGGACGGCGGCGTGTTCGCGGAGATCACCTATGGGAAAGTGCCGGCACTTTCCAGGTTCAAGTTCCTGGTGATATACGGGGACCCCGCACCGGGAGAGAACAAGACGAAAAAAAGTTCCACCAAAACGGTATGCCTGCTCGGGAAACTCGCGGGAAGGCTTTATCTGATAAAAACGTTCCTGGACAGGGGGCTGAACGCGGAATTTGTAGAGTGGTACATCAAGCTGCTGGAGTTCGTGGGCGGGAAAACAACCGTGTACTGTTACATGGAGAACAACAAGTTACAGGATCCTTTTTTCCAGCAGGTATTCCAGCCCATCGTGCGGCGGATACGCAGGGAAAGGAAAATATCACTGTACATCACCGGAGACGAGGAGAAGAAAACCGACAAGGCCACACGTATCGAGGCGAACCTGGAACCGCTCAACCGGGAGGGGAACCTGATACTCAACGAGGCTGAAAAGGACAACCCGCACATGAAACGGATGGCGGAACAGTTCAAGCTGTTCAACCTGCAACTGACCTATCCGGCAGACGGACCCGACTGCGTGGAGGGAGGGAACAGAATTATAGACCGCAAGGCCAGACAGTCGGAAAAGCCCGTCATTGTCACAAGGAAAAGCACGCGGTCGCAAAACAAGTACAGAGTGTAAACTTCAATACCTATCATTATGAGCAAATTTATAGAACTTTCAGACTACGACGCGAGTATACACCGCGAGATTCTGGACGCACTGACAAGGGAGGACGACGCCGTCGTGGAGATATGCGAGGACCGCGCCGTCGCCGAGATGCGCTGCTACCTTTCCAGACGTTACGACTGTGACAAAATATTCACGGCAACCGGTGACAAACGCAACCAGCTTGTCCTGATGATGGCCATCGACATAGCCGTGTACCACATCTTCTGTATACATAACCCGAGGAACCTGTCACCGCTGCGGAAGGAACGCCACGAAAGGGCCGTCAAATGGCTGGAAGCCGTGGCGGCCGAGGAGATATCGGTGGACGGCCTGCCCCTGCTGTCCGAAGAGACGAGGGCGGCAAAATCAAATTTCCTTATCAAAAGCAACCGTAAACGTGTAAACCATTGGTAATATGAGCAATAGAAAGAAAGGGGCCGGAAAGATAACCCAAAGCGGGAATCTGCCGAGGCCCGGGCAGAAAGGACCCGCAACCATCATACTGACACAGCCCAGAAGGTTCGGTATAGACATAGCGGACTACATGCTCGCGGTAAGGGCTTTCGAGAATGTGGACTACTCCAGACGGTTCAGGCTGTACGACCTGTTCAGCGACATACTCATGGATACGCACCTGACAAGTGTCATTGAGAAACGGAAGAATGCCGCACTGGCATCTTCCATAGAATTCCGCAGGAACGGGAAGCCGGACGAGAAGGTGAACAAGCAGATCAGGTCCCCATGGTTCCGGAAGTTCATAGGGGACATCCTGGACGCCAAATTCTGGGGGTTCTCACTCGTGCAGTTCTACCGCAAGGGGGAATGGGTGAACTACGACCTGATACCGCGCAAACACGTCGATCCCGTGCGCAGGCTCATACTGCGACACCAGACGGACACCACCGGGACGTCCTGGGACGAGTACCCCGACCTGTTGTTCATCGGTTCACCCGACGATCCCGGACTGCTGGTGAAAGCAGCCATCTGGGTGATATACAAACGTAACGACGTGGCGGACTGGGCACAGTTCGCGGAAGTGTTCGGAGCGCCCATCAGGGAGTACACGTATCCCACGGATGACGACGAGGCACGGCAGAAGGCGCTGGACGACGCGGACAGCACCGGAAGCCTGTCGGTTTTCGTGCACGCGGAGGATACGGTGCTCAAGCTCGTGGAAGCCGCGAACAAGACAGGGAGCGCGGACCTCTACGACAAACTCTGCGAGCGCTGCAACAACGAAATCTCAAAGCTGTTCCTCGGAAACACGCTCACCACCGAAGCATCCGACAAGGGCACACAGGCACTGGGAACAGTACACAAGGACGTGGAGGAGAAAGTGACGCTCTCCGACAGGCAGGACATCCTCGACGTGCTCAACTATGACATGGCCGACATATTCGCAATGCTCGGAATAGACACCACAGGCGGGGAGTTCTGCTATCCGGAAAAGAAGCTTATCGAACCGGAGAAAAAGATGTCCATCCTCACACAGCTGCGCACGAACTTCAACCTGCCGGTAGGTGACGACTACCTCTACGAGGAATTCGGGATCGAGAAACCGGCAAACTATGACGAGCTGAAGAAACGCCAGGAGGAGAAAGCGGCGGAAATCGAGGCGGCGAAGGCCCGAGAGACCGAAAAGGCGGAAGAGGATGAACCGGATCCGGAAAAGCACGGTAAAGGAACACCCAAAGAAAAGAAAAATGCCCTTAAAAACGCATACAACTGGCTGAAACGTTTTTTCGGGAAAGCCCCGGGGAGAGACGGGGCAACTTTAGAATGGTGATAAACGACCTCTACAGAATGGAGGACAAACAGGTGGAAACTTTATTCTCGTTCGATGAAGAGGTACTGAAGAAAGCCCTGAAGAACATATACAGCAAAGATTTCCATCCCATGACCGACATCGAGGAGAACCTGTTCGAGGCCACGTGGAAAACGATGAACAAAGCCACCGACAAGGGGTTTGGGACACGGAAAACCGATGATCCGGATTATGACTTCTACCGTGAAATTCGAATGAACAACGCCGTGTTCGCAGCTTTCAAGGTACACAGGGCACAGAACGACATGGCAGCGCTGCTGCTGGACAAAAACGGAAATTTAAAGCCGTTTGAACAGTGGGTGAAGGAAGCCATGCCCATAGCCGACCACCAGATGATCCATTGGCTGCGTACAGAATACGACACGGCCGTCATACGGGCACACCAGGCCGCGGACTGGAGACAGTTCGAAAGGGAAAAGGACATATTGCCGAATCTCAAATGGATGCCGTCCACATCCATACATCCGGGAGCCGACCACAGAATATTCTGGGGAACCATACGCCCCGTCGATGATCCGTTCTGGAACGAGCACAGACCGGGGGACCGGTGGAACTGCAAGTGTACGCTCTCATCAACGGATGAAGCGCCGACAGCAGTACCGGACGAAAACGGGCAGAACAAGGCACATGACGGTCTGGAAAACAATCCGGGAAAAGACGGCAAACTGTTTTCAGACAAACACCCCTACGTTACTGAAGCGCATCCGGGAGCAAGAAAAGCCGTGGACGCACTGACCAGGCGCATCAACGAAATGATAGCCGAAATGCCGGACAACCTGACGCTGGAGGAAAAAACCGACATCGCCTNGTCACTGGCTGCGGACGGAGTATGACACGGCGGTCATCCGGGCGCATCAGGCGGCTGACTGGCAGCAGTTCCTGCGCGAACGCGATATTCTGCCCAATCTCAAATGGCTACCGTCCACCTCCATTCATCCGGGAGCTGACCACCGCCCATTTTGGAATACCATCCGACCGATTGACGATCCGTTCTGGAACAATCACCGACCGGGCGACCGGTGGAACTGCAAGTGTGACCTTACAGCCACCGATGAAGCGCCGACAGCAGTACCGGACGAAAATGGGCAGAATAAGGCACATGACGGTCTGGAAAACAATCCGGGAAAAGACGGCAAACTGTTCTCAGACAAACACCCCTACGTTACTGAAGCGTATCCGGGAGNAAAAGGCACTCGGCGTTACCAAAGGCAAGCCGATGACATACGAACAGGCGAACAAGGGAAAGGAGAACCCGAAATTTGGAAAAGAGGAAGGATACCGCGTGAATTGCCAGACCTGCACCGTGACACACATGCTCAGAAGGTTGGGGTTTGACATCGAGGCAAAACCCAACATCAGACAAAGCGCATACAATGAAATGGCAAAACAAGGTATCACATGGGAAGAACGTTTCCTGAACCGGGACGGAACAAAGCCGGATTATGACTATACCTATAAATGGCAGGTCAGAAAGGGATACCAAGTAATGAACGCAAACCGACTGAAGGAATACTTCAGGGAAAAATTCAGAGAGGACGGAATATACGAGATATATTGTGCCTGGAAAGGCGGCTCCGCACACGTGTTCTGCGCGGAGGTGACTGAAGGAAAGACAAGGTTCTTCGACCCGCAAACCGGAAAGGATGATGCAAGCAATTACATACAGAACATGAAAGCCAACTGTGTGGGAGTGATAAGAATAGACAACAAATTGGTAAATCCCAAAATCATGGGACTATTTATCACCAAATAAACGGGAAGAAAGTGCCAGTCCCTCCTCACCGTCCACCAGACGGCAGGACTGACCGTCGAACAGAATAAAGGTAGGAAGACCGACAGGCAACTCAAAACCATCCCCGTCAACACAGCCCACAGAATAGATGCTTCCTTCAGGGGAACTGGCTGATAAAACAACGGAGTTATAACCGTGGATGTTTGCTAATTCTGAC